TCTACCTCGATACTTTGCTCTGCAACCTTAACTTCTTTTATTTTGTCTAGTTTTTGCATTTATGCTCCTTTTTTTACTCCTTTTATAACACCTTTGTTCTTAGATGCATAGAATATCTTTTCACCCTTCTTTTTTCCATACTGTTTCTTCATGGATTTCATAATTTTCTTACCTTTTTTATTTAGTGGCATTAATTATCCTCCGTTACTATCGCTGCCTGTTGTACTCCGGTCTTTGCGAGGCTAACTCCGGCTCTTAATTTTGCCAAATCTTCGTTCTGTTCTAATTTTTCATCAAAATTATCACCTTGTTGCATTAATCTTGCTCTTGCAAGGTCCTGTTGAGCCTCATCGTTATCTCTTTTTCTCTCATTTTCCATCGCACGAAGATCAACCTCACGTGATTTTAATTTTAGAAGAGGATCATTGTCAAATTGTGACGTGATTTGTTTCTCTTCCTTCATATATTCTTCCGTCATCTCTGCAATCAGCACGGATTTTCTAGCTTCGATCTCATTTGTGACCGCCTGAAGTTGTGCTTGCGCTTGTGGATTCATAGCTGCCTGTTGTTGTAGCATCATCATCTGTTGCATTTGCTCTCTAAACTCTAATTGCACCTGTTCCTGTGCCATCAAACTGATGTGTTCTAAAATATTTTTCTGTATCGCAGCCATAACCGCAGGATTATTTCTGACAATGTTAGTCGACATAAAATTTAAATGAGCTGTAATGTGTGCTCTGTGATCCTGACCAGGAAAAGCCTGAAAAGGTTTGCCAGCTAATGCATTTATGTGTTCTAGACTTGGATCCATTGGTGCATTTGGCGCTGGTGGTGGTAAAACCGCATCAACATTTTTTACACCGATCGCCTCGTACATGTTTCTGTATATCTGATACATGTTATGTAGTGCAGGATTTGATGTTGCTATCTGTAATTGTGTCTGTGCTAGTGTGATTCTCTGTGACATCGAAAATATATTTGGATCTGCAACCGGCACAACATCTACTCTATCATCAAAATCAGATTGTTTGATATTTCTCATACCACCAACAACATCGTAAGGATATTCTGGCGGCAGGTATTGTGATACTACTTTTGATAATAATTTAAATTCTTCCTTCATCGCTGCATAACATCTTTTGTGTATTGCGCTCATGACTCTTGAACCACGCTCTAATAATGCAACTGTTGTCCCAACCGCTGCTGCCTGGTTACCGTCACCAACTTGCATGTCAGCAATGCTCGCGAATCTTTGACCTGCTTGAACAACAATACCAAGTAGATTTAATAAAGTCTGTGATGGTTCTTTGTATGGTAATGGAAAGAATGCATCACGTAAGCTGCCACCTGGTGCATCCACATCTTTAAACTCACCTGGTTGTATCGGAGCTGCTTCGTCTCTAACTCTAACGCCTCTCTGTTTAAATCCTGCTGGTAAGTTTGATAAAGTTCCTGCGTCTAATAATTGACGGAGAGCCGCCGTTGCCGTACGACTCAATCCGCCAATCATGTGAATGAGTCCAAAGCCATAAAATCCTAGTCCTGGCAGAAATTTAAAGTGGACAAAATATTGGATCTTATTTTTCTTTAGATCATTGGGCGCATAGTTTCTCCGTATGGAGAGCACTACTCGGCTGCCTTCTTCTACAGTTACAATGTAGGGCAATTTTATTCCAGTTGGTCCTTCAGAGTTTGTATCTTCAAAACCCTCTAGGTCTAGATTTACATGACACTCTAACAAAGTATACACAGGTTCTTGTTTACCTGTCTTCTTTGTTCCGTCTAATTCTTTTTCTTTTTTATCAAGATCATTTTTTTCTACGTGACCCGGTGGTCCAAGTTCTACATCTCTGTAGAAACCATTAACCTGTTGTTTTCTTAATTCATTCTCTGAGATTTTTATAGTGTGTATCACAGACTCCGCGTCTTCGATACTTGTTGCAGTGTATGGCACAACCAACTCATCTGCTGGCACAAACTTTGATACTGCTCTGCCCATCGGCACATCGTAGTAAACTTTTTTAAATGTAGAGCCTGCAAGGGGTAGATGAAATAACATTGAATCAAACTCCGCTTCGTACTCTTTCATCTGATCCATAATAAGATAATTCATAAAATCTTTTACACGAACAGCTTGTTGTTCTGTCTGTGGACTCTTGACACCTATGACCTGTGTTCTTACAGGTCCGTCTGCTGGTAATAATTCTTTGTATGCTTGCGCCTGAAACTGTGTCACCGCTTCTGCTAATACTGGGTGTGTTGCACCACTTGCTCCTTGAAATGGTTCTGTTCTATTCTCGTATTTAAAACCAAGTAGATCTAGTCCTGTAATGTAAGATTGTTCCCAATCTTTTCTAGACGCTTTGTAATCCATATAGTTTTGTGTCATCTCAGAACCTATTGGTTCTAAAACATCATCTGGTAAAATATCTGCTAGATTATCAAAATGTGATTCTGTGCCAGGCACGTTAATCGATCCTGGTTCAAAGTCTAATGTTACACCACCATCTTCTTCTGGTATAACCTCTATCGGTCCTTTTTCGGGTTCTTGCTCCTGAACATCTACTTGTTCTGCTATCTCTTCATCTGAAGGGATATCAATTTTAGTTCTTGTGTTCGGGAGTCCTTTATCTATTTCTGCCATTTAATACTCCTAATAGTTTCTAGCACGTTTCATTAATGATAGCAACCCTTGTGGGTTAGGGCCTCTTTCTGGTGGTGGGCCTGACTTATCGCCACCTGATAAACCGCCCTCTGCAAATTTTTTTAAAACTTTAAGCGGCCCTGGAAGAGGTGCAATGTCTATAAAATTTCTTAAAATATTTGAAGGTGCTTCCATTTTTTTAAGAGTCTCAACAATTCTTGGAAAAGTTCTAGTGCCTTGTTTTGTTCCAACTGTTGCAGCCACATCTGGTTTTGCACCCATATATCCGACGTTAGGTAGTTCTACTCTAATATTTTTATCTATTAAAAAATTATTTAAATTTTTAACAGCATCTGCATTTACACCTTTTGTAAAAAGTTTATTAACCTGTCCTTCAATAAAAGCTGAATTAAATTGACCCGGCGTAAGATTTATGTTGTAAGGAACCCTAACAAATTTAGATCCACTCTTTACAGCTTTCATATCAAAGATATCAAAAAGTTTTCCTTCTTTTGCTTTTTTAAGATAATAATCATCGGGCATTAACCTGGAATAAAAATTACCGTCTTGACCAACTCTTATGGCCATCATATTTTTTATATTTCTACCAAACGCTGTATCATTAATCGCGTCAGGATTATTTTTAAAAAACTTGTTTATGTTTTTTTTACCTTGATTTATTAAATTAAAATCTTTTAAATCTGCTTCACTAGCAAAATCTTTAGCTGTTTTTTCAAGACCTGCTCTTTTAACTTGAACTTTTTTTGCAGATTCTTTTTTTTCGAGTTCTGTTTTTTTTCTATCTTCAGGAAAAGATTTTGCAGCAGCTTCAGCTCTAACTTTTATAGGCACTGTCCCACCAGGTCTTAACTCATTTAATTTTAAAATATCTTCTGCGGATCTACCAGTTATTCTTAATATATTTTTAAACTCTGGTGAGTCAACTCCTGCTTTAATTGCTTGGTTAAATTCTTTAATATATTGCGCTGGAATAATTCCTGTGCCCGCTCTAAATTTGCCAGCTTTTTTAGCAGATCTTAATTGTGACTCTGTTGGTTTAGCTTTAAAATTATCAAAGTCTTCCGTTTCAAAAATTTTATCTACCAAACTTTTAAAGTTTGCTTCTTTTTTTGCTTTAGCTGCATTAAATCTTTTTGCATAAGCTGCAGCTTTTTCTTCTGGAGTCATTTTTACATAACCTCTATCTTTAAATTCAATCCTTCCACCATCAGCTCGTGGATTACGTTTATTAAATTGATTAAAAAGATTTATTTGTTGAACTTCAAATTTATCTACAGGTTTTGCTAAATCAGATGCAAAAGTTATACCACCACCTAGAAACTCTCTCTTTCTGTTTCTACCTGTTCGTAGATATTCGTTTAGCTCTTTAATTTCTTTAGGACCGAACTTCATTATTCTCCTAACATATAACCTAGACCACCATCTGCTTTTTTAACTCTTTCTTCAATAACTTCTATAATATCATCTTCAATACCCATCTCATCTTGTCTTCCAGGTTTGTAATAAATTTCTTTACCATCTTTTTTAATTATGTAACTACCGTCTTCAATGTTTTCTTCGACTTCTACTTTTCCTAACTTTTTCTTAGTTATCATGTTTTTTACTCTAGTACCTGTTAAAGAAATTAATTTACCTGCTGACATAACTGTTTCTACAAGTTTTGCTAATGCTGGTCCTGATATCTCTGCAGCTTTTGCAACAACAGGCGCTGCCATCTTAACACCTTTACCAATTCCAAATGGAAGTATCGATGCAAGTCCTGCAGCTGCTTTCATAAAAGTTCTTCTACCAGGTTTCTCTGGTCCGTCTTTGTAACCAATACGTCCACCTTCTGCAAACAATCCAGATTGTGAAAGTAAATTTAAACCTTCTGCTAATCCCATCTCACCATATAAAATTCCTTCTAATTGATTTGTGTATTTATTTTTACTGCTAAAGGGTCTTAAAGATTTAAAGAATCCAGCTATTCTACCTTCTTTCAAACCAATACGTCCACCGTCTGCTTTTTTATCTAGATCAGGTTGTGTACCGCCGATGATAGGTTTATCTTTATCTAACTTACGACCTTTCATGTCTAAGACATCTGCAGATTTTATTCCTTTTTCTTTTTTCAACTTCATCTTTGCTATATTGGAAGGTTTGTTCATTTCAAGCATGTATTTAATTTGTGATTCATTAAACTTATTAAGATCAATACCTTTTTTTGCAGCAGATAAAATATAACTTTGTAATTTATTTTCAACTAACTTTCTAACACTGTCACCAATAGACATGATACCTGATGCTTGACCAGATTCCTTAACAGCCTGTTTCAATAAAAGGTTTTTAAGTATATTTATTCCTGACATTATTTTTTCTTTGCTCCGGATAATCTACCTAACCCTGGAAGAGTTAATTGTTTTTTAGTTTTAGGTTTATGAAATTTTTGTGTAAATAAAACACCTTGTTTTTTATTACCAGGAAACCCAGGTTTCATTCTATAATCAAAGTCTTTACTTTGTACATAATCGGTATATTTAGTTCCATGTTTAGGACTAGTTCTTTGAATTTCTACGTATCCTTTATCTAATAATTTTTTTCTTCTTTTTCCTTCTCCACGTATAGCATCTACTTTAGCTCTTTTATATGGAGTTCCTCTAGACGTAAGTCCTTTTATAATTGCTCCCATTCCTTTTGTAATTATAGTCATACTAATAATAGTTCCTTTTAGGTTTCTCTGCCTTTTCATCCACATAGTCTTCAGGGTGACCGATCAGACCGCCCTGCCTGAATCGCATGATTGCTTGTGTTGTTGAGTCTACAAGGTCATCATGATCCCCGTACGGAAACGCAGCGCATTCTTCAATGACGTCGTCTGCATATTTCTGCTCAGGTGCGTATATCATACCAGATTCAAACAGAGGTGCAACAGCATTTACACGGGCATGCTTATCATTTCCTTTTGACGGACTGAAATTCACAACAGGTATGTCCATCTGCCTAAGCTCGTATGTCAGTGGCAATCCAGATGCTTTGGCTTCGATAATGACCGTCTCAGGTTTCCAATAATCGTATTGTTCAAGGGCCAATCTTCTTAGTTCTGGAAACTCGTATCTTCCTTTTATAGCATCTAATAATATTAAACACGCTGGACTATCCTCTGATGGATAGAATATACCCCATGTTGTTATCGCACTGTAGTCAGCTGTCTCCTTTTTTAAAAATGCTGTATCGTAAGATTGTATAACGTGCTGTAGCTGTGGTATCTCCTCGTCGGTATACTTCATCCACCACTCACGTTTCAATATGGCACCTTCTTCTGCTGTTGGATTCTGCATCCACTGTGCGTTCCACTTGCCCGTGGGCAGTGTTGCTTGAACCTTTTCTAGTTCGTCCAACTTCCAATACTCTGGCCAAACAGGTTGCGCGTTCTTTGATCCATGGTCCATGATTGCCGGAAACTCGACCACGTGCCATTGATCCGCCTTAACCTCTTTCTGATTATTTATAAGTTTTGCTGTAAGATCCTTGTTAGACCATCTCGTCATGACGAGCACGATCTTTCCTCCTGGCTGAAGACGTTGACGTGGACCTGAAGTGTACCACTCATAGGCTGACTCTAGAGCTGTCGGACTCATCGCATCCTGTTCCGAGTGCGGGTCATCGATAATCAAAAGATCAGCACCACGACCTGTGATCGCTCCACCGACACCGGCTGCGAAGTATTCACCGCCTTGTGCCGTCTCCCAACGTCCTGCTGCTTTACTATCTTCCTGTAATCTTGTCTTAAATATCTTGCCGTAGTCCTCACTATCGATAAGGTTCTTGGCCTTTCGACCAAACCTTACCGCCAGCTCACCCGTGTGTGTCGCCTGTATGATCTTGAGCTTTGGATCACGGCCCACCATCCAGGCCGGAAGTAAGTATGAGGCAAACTCCGACTTGGTGTGTCTCGGGGGCATATTAACTATCAAACGAGTTATCTCGCCCGATGCCAATTTATTAAATTTGTCAGCGATGTGTCTGTGATGAGACCCCTCTATAAAATCGGGCCACATGCATTTGACAAAAGAAAGAAAATCATTTTTAGCTTTGTTCTGTATCTTTTTTTCAGCGTGCATAACCTGCAACTGTTTAAATTTTCTACGAACGTCTGCAGGTAATTTACTTATATCTATATTATTCAATTCCATAAAAATTTTTTAAAAAATTTTTTGCACTACCTTTAAAGTGTTCAATATGTTTTTACCAGCTATAACTGTCTAAATCAAGCAATACAACCTGTAGTAGTGGGACCCCTTTGTACAAAAAGGGGGGATAGGGTCGAAGCGATTAATGATGTTTGGGATTGGTTTGGGACCCATGGCCCGTTAGGGCCATGGGTTAGAGAGTTAGTTAGCCCAAGTGTTAAGGGCGTCTTTCTTTATAAGTATTGCGGGACCAACAACAAAGTCATCACGACCTGTGATGTAGTTGTCGTTATCGAATGTGTCCTTCCATAACTTACTTGCTTTCTCATTTACAGGTAAGCCCATTAGTTTACCTTCTTCATTTAATAGAAGTAAGTCACCATTTGGGAACGATACACATTCAACCATACCACCAACAAAATCAGACACAGCTTGATACTGTGGCTCGTTCTTTTTGTCATCAATGATAACAAACTCGTTAGCGTCTTTACTTAGTGTGTTTTTTTTATTTGTCATATTAGGGATAATATAGGATAGATCAACCATTGTCAACCCTTGTTATTTTTGTATTTGTATAGTTTCCATAGTGACCCTGTATAACTTCTTTTGTTACTTCTATCGGTGTTTCGAGGCACTCGGTTCTTGGGTGTAATTGAACAAACTCTTGTATATGTTCTCTTATAAAATCATGTAAACAAGTCTGGTCACAGAAATATTT